GACCCAAGGAGTTCATCTCCAGTTTTTCCAGTTGCTGCAATATCAGCTGCTAGCCCAATTGTTTCTTTAAAAGATACACCCATTGCTGCAGATATTTCTCTTGAAGTTTTAACTACATCATCTCTAACTCTGCCTAGCTCAGCGGCTGAAGTTCCTGCAACATCCCCATAAACCTTTGTTAAACGAACTAGTTCTTGATCTGCTTCTCTAAATGCTTTTGCTGCTTGCGCTCCAAAAGCTATTAAAGGAACTGTTAATCCTACTGTTAACTGACGACCAGCCCACTGTGTATTTTTACCCCAGTTAATAAGTTGTCCAGCGCCATCCTGGATTACCTTATTCATAATTTGAAGTTCTTGTCTTGCTATGGCGGTTTTGTTCTTTATTTCATCAAGCCCTCTTGGAACGTGCACATTGAACTGCATAAGTCCTTGTGCATTTCTGCCTAGCGGTTGTAATACTGAGTTCTGTAAGGCTACTTGCTGTTTTGCTAAATCTCTTATAAGCCCACCAGATTGCTGTGCATGCTGTCTAAATGTGTTAAAGTATTGATTTAGTTTAAGTTTTCCGCCATCAAGATTTTTACCAAATTTTTCGACATCTGATTGTAGGCTTACAAAGTGTGTGGAGTACTGTCCTGTGCTTCTAAGGGTGTCAGAAAACGATCTATTCATTACGGCAATTTGATTTGCCAACATCTTGTTTGAGTTGGCTAATTGCTCTTGTAATTTAGATAGACTAGAAGTAACCCTATGCACATCGGCGATAAGGGCTGAGAAGTCAGCGTTAGCGACTATTCGGGTACTTATTGTCTCTTCAGCCATTTATGTTTATATTACTCCTTGGTGTATCCTAGTCCTTCTCCAATTCCGAATCCAGCCTGAGCTGCAAATCTTCCTTGTAGTGAAACGACATCATTGGGATTAGCATGTATTCCTGCTGCTCTCAATTCTATCTCTTCGAAACTAGAACCTTCTTCGTTTTCTTCTTCGTACTCACCTAAATCTACTCCCTTTAAAGATGCTAGAAACTTTCTTTCTCCATGTTCCTTTTTCTTTAAAGCTTTAAGGGTAGCTATAAGTTCTGGCATTGATAAATTTTCTTCAAGTTCATCGTAATTTCTCCAATGTCCTAAAAGAAAAAGTTCTCCTTCTAAAGCGGCTAAGTCTAGTTCTGACCAGCCAGAACCGCTGCCGCTAGTAGGTTTGGGTCGTCAAGTTTAATTCCTCCGCAAACTTCTAGAATGCGGTTCATTGTTGGAACATCGATTGCATCTTCAAATGCTTCTCTGTCTGCTACCAAGTCTGGTAGTTGTTTTTCTAGTGCAATTGCACAAGCGTCAATTAAGATGTTTAATGTTTCATCTTCTGTTTGGGAATCCCCAGTCTTTTTAATTGCAATCATGAACTTACGAAGTTCTTTAATAGAGAGTGGTTTTAGCTTTACGGTCTGTCCGTTTTGTAGCTGCACTTCTTCTACGTCATATACTGTTGTGGCCAATTTAATCCTCCTAGGATCTAGTCTTAATTATTATAACATATAGGCATTATCTATACAAATGGAAAACCCCCAGTTTCCTAGGGGTTTTCATTAATAAATTAAATTTATTATACTACTAGTACACGGTCAATAATCTTGCCGTATTCTGAGCCAGCATAGTTAGCATCTGGTAGAAGACGGAATGTTACTGGGAATGTAGTTGGAGTTGTACGTGCAAGAGAGAATTGTGACTGTTGCACAGACAAAACTCTACGTGCATAATATACACGCTCTGAAGCTGTTGAGCTTGCTGTTGGTGCTAGACCTACTGCAATCAATTGACGCTCTGTTGGAGCTGCTCCTAGAGAACCTGCCTCAAGACCGAGGACATCCTTCTTTGTTAGTCCAGTTCCTGTTGTTGAAAGAGTTGATGCACCCTGTCCAAATACTGCTGCGATATTCTCGAGAGTACCTTCTGACATTTCTGTTGCAATCATAACTTCCATTGCAGACTTGAACAGCTTAGCTGTATCAAGTAGCTGATCTACTGTTACTGAATCGTATGTTGGGTTATAAGTAATCTGAAGACCATTGTTAGTAAAACCAACGTTACGGTATCCAAACTTTCCTGCTTCTTGATCAACAGCGTTTAGTGTTGATGTGTATGATACGCCTGATGCAAATGCTGGGACGCCTACTGTTCCTGCGCCTGATGCAACTGCTACACCTGCTTCTGCGTTTGAGATGTAATCTGAGTCGTTTACGTCAATTGTTGACAAGAACAACGGAGATGCACCAACGAGAATATTTTTAGCATTACCTACGGATTGTGCCATAGTTTTCTTACCTCCTATATTTTAATATATATATATATTTTAAAATCTTAAATTAAAGCTGGCTAGGCTTCTTTCCTCTTAGGATAATTTTATTCCATAATAGGTAAAAAGGCAAACCCTAGAGGAATCTACCTGTGGCATCTGTGATTCTAGAGTATTTGATCTCTAATATTACTTCTGCGGAGAAAAACCCCTGAAGCTCTTCTGAGGGGGCTGTTGGGGAGATATCTGCTACCCATATGCTGTGAAACTTAAATTTATTTGATAATTCAGTCCATCTATTGACATCTCTAGCAGACTCATCCATTCTTCTAAACTCATCAGTCATATAGTTTCTAATTTCATTTATATCTGCCACAGACGTAGAATATAAAGTAAACATTATCTGCTCACAGCAGATTAGCCAGTTGTCTTCATATGACATGCCAATCTTGTCGTAAACAATATGCTTCTTCCCGCTTAAAAATTGATTCATTTCAGCAGCTTGCTGAACTGGGATAATTGGGACAATGCTTTCATTTAAGTTATCTGACCAATAGTCATCTTCATCGAATATATTACGGGTATATAGCTCTTTCCACAAATACTTACGAAGCTCTAGCATTGCATCTAGCTTATAGTTAGCCGTCACATTGCACCTCCAAATGACGCAGCAAGTGCCTCGTCAGCCTGAGATCTAATAAGATTTGGTGAAAATGAATATTGAATTTTCTTAATATTAGATGGAACTCTAAGTGCTTTTGTAAGACTTGAGTTAAATATTCTTTGAAATCCAGATTTCTTAATTGATTCATTTACTAGCCTTCCGCTAAAAAATCTTGAATGTGCTAAAGTAAATTGGTTGGTAGCAGCAGATCCTCCAGGACGCTTAACTGTTACAGATTGTCCCTTAGGCATAAAAACTGTTTCTCCATCAATTTCAAAAACTAGACGTTCTGAATTTTTAGGTCTAATAACTAATGGATTGCCAGCTTCCATTATAGAAGCTTTATTTTTAAACATGTGCCTGCGTTTTCCATTTGATGAAGGAACCATAGATCTTGATGGCAAGAAATCGTAGTTTAATCTAAAAGATAATCCTTCTTCAGAAATTTTATTTACCTTAAAAAGTCTACCTGTTTTGTCTCCAGCTTTTTGCCATTCATAAACATGGTGTAAGCTTTTAGGTTTTGATCTAGCCAATGCATCTATGTAGTTTCCAAAATCTTCGGAAACCTGGTTAAAAACTGTATTTACAAATAAAGCTTTAAATTTAGCACTAGATGTAAGCTTAGATATGACTGCTGCCTCATAGTATACAAATGCTGATACTTGAGCTACTGTGCTATCCTTTAAAGGTCCGCTTTGATTAGCATGCATCATTCTTTCAAGTCCGCTTGCTGCCTGAACCAGTAATCCGCTATTGTCCAATTTGCTGGTTCTCCGATCTCTTCATAGATGAGTTATATGCAATCACACGGCCAAAAGGATCTGTGACTGGGGTTGTTCCCATGACTTCAAATACTGTTGGAGTTTCGTTTGGATAATTAATTTCATTCCAAATCGTATTACCTTCGGCGTCCCTAATGTTTGTAACCTTTTCCCTAGATGTTAATTTCTCTGAAGTTCTAACCTGAATAACCTGATCATTTAAATATTTATTTGAAAATATTTGTTTGTCACTAGAGCGTGTAGTTGCAGAGTTGCTAATAACTCCTTTAGCGTGGCATGCTATTGTTTTGTAATAATTCCATTCTCTAAGGATTGCCCCTGTATCTGGATCCTGAACCTCAGACTGTCTATATACATCTAAGTTCATAGACAAGACAGAGTCTACGATGCTAGTCATTATATAATCTCTACTTTGGTGGTTAATACATAATCCGCTAGGAGGTTGTCTGCATAAGCATTACCAGTGCCAGTATATGCATCTCCTGTATATTCAAAATCCCAATCGAACGTGGATATATTCTTAACATACTTGTTTCTCCACATAGTATCTTTAGAGAAATAGTCTTTCATTAATTCTATAGCAGCAAGCTCTACGTTGTCTGGAACTTTGGCCCAGCCAAATCTTCCGTATACCTTGTACGGGACACCTGATTTAAATATGCCAGAGTAATCATTAATGCTTGGAGGCACCATGCCATTTGCTGTGTAGACAGTGTTGTCTAACATATTAGCACGATTGATTCTAATACCATATCCACTTTCACTTATAATTACATCGAAGTTCCAATTGTTTATTTCTTCAATATTATCTAGCAAGAGGATATCGTTTGAATACAACTGATATAGTTCTGCTATTCTAGATGGAAGTGGAAGTATGTCTGAATCGTGTCCATAAACAATATAAGTTTCATCCTCTAGATAAAAATTTTGGCCAGTATACTGCTCTATTTGTTTGCGAGCATATTTTTCTGCCATAATTAATTCTTTATATGACTTGTATCCTGGATCAGAAGAGTCTGTGCTAAACCCCATATCCTGAGCGTGATTAAAATCTACATAGGGCGTTATTACATAAACTTCGTCTTCTTTTTTTACAGCCGTCCCATTTACTGTGTAGTTCCAGCTTAACCTTAAAGTTCTGTTTCTATTTGTATATTGATATGGAACATTTACTATGTATGTGCCTGGATTGCTTTCATCTATAGACGGAGTCAATGTGGTAAGCAACGTTGTTGGTGTTATAGCAGGACTAATAGTTGGGTCCATAGTAACATCATATAGACCAACTGTTGGTATAGCGTCAGCATTTGCAACATCACCATTCCAAAAAACTTTATGAGTGATCGGTGACTGACTGTTTATTAATATCTCTGCCATTTAAGAGGCGTAGACTAGTTGTAATACTCCTGGACTTCCCTTGGAGTTGCTAATCTAAAGCCCTCCTCCTTATCAAAAATTGCTTGCGCTGTTTCATTGTTCATTGCAATAAATGGGTGCTCTTTTGTGAACGTAAATCCCATAATATCATACCTAAAGTTATCTCTAGTCATTCTTACTAATACTGTGTTTTCTGGCTG